ACTTTACTGCAGCGTTGATAATGTCACGTGAATCCTGAGTGGGGGTGAGAAGCTTCATTGATGCACTGTTGCCATAATATGGCTCATTTAGGGCAAAGGGTGATGTCTTCACGAACGCCGAGATAAAACGGCAATACTGGTGCTCACCACGTAGTTTTTCCGCACCACGGGCAGCATAACTGCAGATAGCCTGGCGCATTTGTTCGTACACGGTGACCCGTTCGCCGAAAGACCTGCTGCAGACAATTTCCTGCTTTGCTGGTGCAAACTCCTCCAGCTCCAGACATGGTTCGCCGCGCAGCTCCCGGACAGTTCGCTCGAGCACTACGTTAAAGTGTTTACGGATAATCCATGTGCTGTGTTCTGAGAGGTCCAGAGCCGTTTTGATGCCCATGGCGTTCAGCTTCTTACTGATGCGCCTGCCGACTCCCCAGACGTCCTCCACCGGAACCAGAGCAAGCAGTCGGCGCTGGCGATCGATATTGGATAGGTCCACTACCCCGCCCGTTTGCCGCTGCCATTTTTTGGCGGCATGGTTTGCGAGCTTCGCCAATGTCTTTGTCTGGGCAATGCCAACACCGACCGTCAGGTGCGTACGCTTCAGAACTGTAGCGCGGATCTCTTTCCCGAAGTCTGTCAGGTCACGACAATTTCGAACACCAGTCAGGTCACAAAAAGCTTCATCGATACTGTAAATTTCGACGCGGGGGCTCATTTCCTCCAACGTTGTCATCACCCGGTTGGACATGTCAGCATAGAGCTCGTAATTACTGCTGAAGCAAACAACACCAGCGCGCCGGAATAGATCCTTTTGCTTAAAGAAAGGCTCTCCCATGGTAATTCCGGCGGCTTTGGCCTCGGCGCTGCGCGCGATTACGCAGCCGTCATTATTCGAGAGAACAACCACTGGCCGCCCTTTCAAATCGGGCCGAAACACCGTCTCGCATGATGCGTAGAAAGAATTCACATCACAGAGCGCAAACATATTCAGCTCGCAGATTTAACGATGAAAGTCACGACACCGAAAACATCAAGCGTGTCCTCGCTACCGACAATAATCGGCGAGTAAGCGCTGTTCATAGGATTGAGCTGCACGGTCGGGCGCAGCTGCAGGCGCTTAACAGTGAACTCCCCTTCCACCGCGGCGATGACAATGTCACCATGCTCAGCAGTGCGTGAGCTGTCCACCACCAGCAGATCACCGTCGCTGATCCCGGCTTCGATCATTGAATCACCCGCGGCTTTAACGAAGTATGTTGAGCTCGGGTGAGCAACAAGTAACTCATTGAGATCGATACGCTGTTCAACGTAATCAGCCGCGGGGCTTGGGAAACCACACTGTACTAAGTCACTGAAAAGCGGAAGAGCGATAATTTCTCGCAGTTCGGTTGGCCTGATGAATTCCATTGCACACACCTCAAATACTGTTTTTATATACAGTAGTTTTATTTGTAAGTGTCCGCAAGATACTGGCCCTACCGTCACTGCTTAAAGCTTCGCCGTTTCGTTTCTAAGTTTCTCTCTCGTTTCGAATTATGAGTTTTGTAAATTTTATACTCGTAACCATTCCTGAACAGATTTAAACCAGTATTTAAACGGCCCCTTATTCACCTTCATCTGCAGTCATGGCCAACTCCGCCGCGATAATTCTTTGGTTGTGCAGAGAATCGACTGGCATTTCGACACGGACGGACAAAAACTGGTCGCGGGGAATATCGACCGGATCCCCCTCGCTAATACCCTGTATTTCGTTCCTGGCGAATGCAGGCGCGCCAGGATGTGTTCGATGATAGGTTTTTACCAGCACAGAACCATCAGCATTTACTTCATAATCCAGCCAGATAAGAGGCTGTTTGTTCCTGTCGGTTGGGATATCAAAACCGCCATCAATGCCGCCCCAGGCAGCATCAGAGTTAAGCCCCTCACACCCTTCAACCAGATATTCACCGATACCCAGACGGGTTACAGTGCAGCCATCTGATTCATCATTAGTCTGGTATGATCCATCCGAAAACACATTAACCACAGGCGATGCTGCTTTGAGCGTGCCATCGCTGGCTCTGGTGGTATTGCCCGTGGTGTAAGCCTCATGATATGACCAGGACGAGCCACTGTAATATGAGAACCAGGTTCTCCTGAGTGAATACGACTGGTGAATACGGGTTGGCCTGTTCCCCCTGTTAATGGTCAAAGTTGTCAGATCCGCTGAAACACCAATTTCAGAGTACCCATCCCCTGCAGAACCATAAAATCCTGATGGGGTACTGCCATCTTGTAAGCGGATACTTGCTCCGCTAGGAAATACAGCCCCCATACCAAAATCACCAACGGAAAGCATATCTCCGGAGGTACTGTAGGCGTTCCTCGTAGCGCTACTTCCCAAACCGAGGTTTGTGCGAACGTCTTCCACCTCCGTTGCGCCAGTACCGCCCTGGTTAACCGGCAAAGCTCCGTTGCTCCCCTTCTGCGCCAGTTTCCCGATGCCAGGGATCGTTACAGCAGTGCCGTTGATGGTTACGGTAATGCTCTGGTTCGCTGAGGTAGTAGCGAACGTCTCCCATGCGCCAATATTCTCGTCATACTCTTTGATGAGCTGCGACATGGCCTGAGCCAGCCCATCGACCGAGATATTGTCTGATACCAGAATGCCGTACTTCTGACCGCTGAGCGTCGGGGATGCCGCAGGCGTGACCGTCATTGACGTGGCGCTGATCACTGCTGAAATCTGGAACATCTGAACCGGGTTAGACATGACGATAATCGTCTGGCCAGCGCGAACCTGGCTGGCGGGTGCCGTCCAGTTCGTGCTGGTGCCGGTTGCCGTATTTCCGTTAATTGCGATGGTGCCGGTGTTATAAAGCATATTTTCTCCAGACAATAAAAAACCCCGCCGGGGCGAGGTTTGTCTTGAAACAGAATGAGTTATTGGCAGGTGGTGCTGGTGAACGTGTTGGCACTAACCCAAGTCCAGTTAAAGGGATAACCGGCGCGATACTGGGTCTGATTGTTTTGTTTACGCACTCCGTAAATCTGGACGCTGCTTTCCTGCCCGCCGATAAGGGCTATACCGGAACACACAGGTTGCTGTTTTTCAATAATGCCAGAACAACCGGGGAGCAAAGCTGCCACCGCCAGGCAAAGAATCATATTTTTCATAGTGGTTATATCCCAGGGCATTCACAAGGTTACACAATAACAATATGAATCAACGGGATATAATTGATTTGGTAGATCAATCATTCAAAATTGATCGTTGAAAACGATCAATCAAAGTTAGCGCAGTTAATGGCCATGATGACGTTTCTCATGTTTGAGTACGCGACGTTTTGCAGTCCTCCGGAGGGTGTTGTCTGCGGTCGGGCAAAAATCCGCGTATTGCTTCCCTCAAGTTTTGCCATGCTCTTGTAGATTGCCGCGTAGGGCTGCGGCTGGCCTCCGGCTGATAAAACCCCGGTAATCAGGCCAAGCATGGCCGGCATGCAGGCCCACTTCCCCGCCCGTGTTGTGTTGATGTTGTAGCCTGAGCTGGCATCCACTCCGGCTGTGCCGATGGCGACAACATCGCTGAGCGTGCGCGTTTCGTTGGTTAGAATCAGCGTTCCCGATGCATCCCACACGGCCAGCCCGTAGTCTGGCTTTGTCTGGGGGAAGATCGAAAAGAAATAAACGTACGCCGTGCCAGCTGCAACAGGTCTGAGAAAATCAATCGTGATGGTGTTTTCGCTTATCGTCTGAGTGATTTCCACCTCAACCGTGCAGTGAACGAAGGCGACAACGGGCTGACCTGAGGGAAAGGTGTGCGTCACCTTGGTATTGAAACCTGATGTTCCCTGTAGCGCAGCCGTTTTGCGCGCCTGCAATGCCAGCGGTGAACTGTTTGCTGTTACCCATACTTCGCCACCTGTCGTCGCAAGTAAAACGCCGTACTGCGCCATTTATGCCCTCTCGATCTGGAAAATGAGAAAAGCCGCAACAGCGGGTTCAGTCCCTGCTGAATAGTCGGTATCCCCCACCGAGGACACCGTTGCAGTACCGCCGGAGATTGTGATCTTCCTTCTGCCCGTTGCCCACTTATCATCGTTCATGACCTGAAAGTAGGTCAGTTTGCAACCCGGAGGAAGGGTAACGGAATAAGAGCCTGTTTTCTGGTTAGCGGCCAGCTGCAGATAGCCGCAAACGCTGACTGGCTTAATTCCATAGTTGTTAACCTTGCCTGATGCGTCCCATGTTTGAACACCGTATTCCGCCATCGTATCTCCTGAAAAAAAAGAGGCCCCACAAGAGGCCTCCCGTCACCATGTACCAGTGATTCTCCCGATCTGCACCCTCAACACATTGTTGGAGTCCCGTACACTGATTGTCTGGTTGGTCTGTTTCATGGCCCCCTCGCCGGCTGTCGAACCGTAGTTCTCAAACGTACCAGCCTTATCCAGCCTCCACCCGACTGAGCCAGCGACATAATTATTGGACTGGATGAAGTTGCCGATCTTGGCGTTGCTGATGGTGCCGTCCTGGATGAACGTATCCCGGATGAAGGTCTGTCCGTTCTGGATTACGAACGGCAACGAGACCGACCCACCAGCCTGCGCCATTACCGCGAAACGGTCAGCCACAAACAGCACCTGCGATTGCATGCCGGACGGCGTATTCTCAACTCCGATCCCCATCCCGGCGGCGTACTGGCGACCGTTGGCGTCCACCGCCACCTTGATGTTGTACATCGCGTTGATGTTGCCGTTTACATCTGCCACCGCCTGCGCCGTCTGGTTGATAGCTGCGGTCTGTCCATTTACCGTTACGGTGATGGAGTTGATCTTCGTAGCCGAAGCCTGCGTAAAGTTAGCAAGGGTTTCGGTCAGGTCAGACGCGTTGGAGATGTTCCCGCCGGCTGAGGCATCCAGCGTCACCAGCGCGCGGGAAACTGCCTGGCTGGTATCCGCAATAGTGGTGTCGATACGGTCGATGCTGGCACTGTTCCCGGCGTTCGTTACGGTTTGAGAACGGCGGGATGTAACCTGTGCCAACCCATTCTGAATAATGGCGATTGCAGAGTTCTTTACACCACCGGACATTCCATCCATCGATACCGACATCTCGTCGATCTTCACTTCGGCCTGAGCCAGACCATCGGCATTTTCCTGAATAGCCTTTGCCTGCTGCTCCAGCGCGTCGGCGTTCTGTTTAATGTCGTCGACTATGCCAGCAATTTTTTCATTGCTGTCCACAGCGTTCTCGATGAGGTCTTTGAACGTGTCGGAATCTTTTATTTCCTCCAGGATTACATCGGTGATATCGGAAACATCGATGCTCGCCTGTCCGCGCACCCAGTCGGTGTATCCGGACTCGTTGCCGGTTCGGTCCACCAGCTGCGCGCGGTACCAGAAAATCTGCCCAGCCTTAAGGCCCATCTGCTGATATTTGCGCTGCGGGTAAGGCACATCGGCCAGCAGCATCGCATCGTCTTCGCTACCGGTCAGGCTGTACTGAATTTCAGTCTTCAGCGTGTCGTCGGTATTCGCCGGGAATCCCCAGTTCAGCTCGATACCGAATACCACGTTTTCAGAAGCAATGAAGCCAACCGGCTTCGGTGGATTGCCTACTTTACCCGTCAGCGTTTTCTCTTCTGAATAGCCCCATCCGGATGAAATTTCTGCGGCATTGATTGCGCGCACGCGCACAAGGTAGCGCCCGGCATAAATCCCGGGGACGTCGAATGACGTGGTGGAGCTGCGCGGCACGTTAACCCAGTTCCCGTCGTTGCGGCGCCATTGCGCTTCATAGGCTATAGCGTTCTGCGCCTGGTCCCAGCTCACGCGTATCGTTTCGACGCTGATATTTTGCTGCACCACAGAATACGAGCTGATCACGATGTTCGCAGGTGGCGACTGGTTGCCCGGCGGGATCACGCTCACCGGCCGCTGGTCAATGATGGCTCCGGTATCAATGCGATCGAATTTATCCGGATCGTGATTTGCACCGACGATTGTGAACGTGCCGTCATTATTATCAGTTACCGTAATAACGCGATACTGCTGTGCGTAGAGCTCGTCAGACTCAATGACCCATACGGCCTCAGTCACAGGCGTTTCGCTATAAGCGGTCGTAACGGTCACTTTATTGCCCGTAATCGACTGAATGGTGCGTGACTGTGAAACACCCGATGGAAGATTGACAATCATCCTGTCGTCTGCCGAAGCATCCGGCGCCCTGTCCAGCGTCAGCACGCGACCATTCACCGCAGAGATACGGCCGCCCAGGTCGCGCCCGGAGAGATTTCGGTCCGCTACAGCGATTACATAGCCAGGCTGCGGAATGTTGCCATCTTCCCCTACATTGAAAGTAACAACGCGATCTTTGTTGTTGGTGAGAATCCCCCATCGCCCTTTCCGATTCGCTTCCGACTGACGGGTACAACCGATAGCCGTTATCTCAAGTTGATTAAACCCATAACGCGCAACCAGCGCCTGCTCAAAAACAGGCTCCATCGCATCAGAATAAGCGTTATCAGGATCAGACCAGGACACCAGCGCATTGGTGTAACGGTTCTTTGTGGTGCTGCTGGAATAGGTAAAGCGCCCATCAATAAC